CACGTATTCGTCGGATAGGCGCTTTAGCACCGACGCTTCCCAGCTTGTTAACGCTACGCCCACCATCCGCATCCATGCGTCTATCTCACTAAACGTCAGTGGCACAACCCCTTGCCCCGTGTTTAGCGCTGGCCCTACTTCCTGCAGGTAGCCAATGACATGCTCGCCAAACTCTAACTCCGGCATGGGTGGTGGCCCATGATTTCGGTTGAGGTAATCCTTGTACCGCGTTTCGTTGCGCTTATCCGGGGTGGCCGATAGCCACCCCATCATGCGAGCGTAGAGGACTAAATCATCCTCTACGCATTGAAAAAATTACGGCGGTCGCCTACAAACTCATCGAGTTGCTCACGAATGCTGCGATATTTGAGCAGGAATTGTTCGGCGTTTTTGGGTGTCATTTCGTCGTCGCCAAACTTCAGGTTATGGCAACGCACCACGCACGCGGCTAAAAGCTCAGCGCCTTCCTGCTCTGCTTTTTCCAGCGTGGGGTTTTTCTGACGCTTGCCCATCTTGCGGTTCGCCATTTGCGATACTTTTCGGCGATATTGCGCACTATCCACGCCTACCGCGTCAATCCCGATGGCTTTACCGTCTTCGGTGTAGAGCTTTTCGCCAGTAACCGGATGTTCAAGATGCAGGAATGCGCCTTTATCGGCACCAGTTTCTAGGTCAAATACGTTCGTTAAATCAGTCATGCTAGGTACTCCGCCAGTTAAGTATCCCCGCCAGTCTTTGGTTTAACGTCCGGGCGCTGGCGGGGCCACCCGGACGGCTTAGCCGAAGCTATGCTCAGGGAGCTGGGACTGGCTCAACAGTAATAACCTGCGAGTCAATCTCAAGCATTGCCTCAGCAGACAGAATTGAATCAACGCCATCTCCCGCCGTGGTGAATGACATTACCAGGGCCGTGAAATATTCAGTGGTGCCATCGGGGTACGCGACCTCACAGCTAACGACGGTATCAACCTCTGCACCGTCGGCATGATCGCGCATAATGTCCTGACCTTCGTCTGAAACGTCCAGGGCCATAGGGATGGTGATGCTGCCGTAATTCACCGAGCCTTTGAGCTTACGAGTCACTCGGTCGGCAATGGGGTTGTGCGTTACCAGGGCGTACTCAGCACCGTGTGACGGCACGCTAGTCACTTCGCCAACGAGAGAGTAGGTGTTCGCCTCAAAACCAGCGGCGTCAAACGTTGCGGGTGCCCCAGTGGCAACGCTTAGCGTTGTGCCTGCTGCTGTAAAATATGCCATGCTCATTACCTCAAATTGGTTGGATATATCCGCCCACTATTATAGGTTAAAGCAATTGCGTTGTCGATTGTGATATGGAATTACGATTTGACTAGGCGGTTCTGATTATGCCAGTAATGCGAATGCGCGCTGTGCTGCGGTTAATCGTCTGGCCTGTTTGTTTTCCGCCAATCAGCGGGATAGCCTCGCAGAACGCATCGAATGACAGCGTGGTGCCGTCCTCTAGCGTTAGCACGCATGGCTCTACTGTGCGTGTTGCCTGAGATAGCGCCATTCTCTGCTGCCCTGGGTCGGCATGGTTGCGGTATAGCTGTAGCGTGGCGGTGCCGTAGTCAGGCTGTGCGGGTAGGTATTGGCGTGCAGGGGCAGATAACGACTGATGACGGATCACGGTGGGCGATCCGTTGAAAAACTGGTACTGGTAGACGTTGCCTACCAGCTCGCCGCCGAACGTCAGCGTGGCGCTTTGGCCGTCGATTATTTCCGACATTAATTCCCCTCCGTATAGCACCGAATATCAGCAACCCATACAGGCCGCCCGTTCTCTAAATACATCGGCCCCGCAGGTTCCGACAACACCTCGAAGCGCAGCACATCCCCGTAGCCGCCGCCCTCACGGATACGCCGTACAATCGCTGCCATGGTGTCGTGACCCGATACCGCCCCGGCTGGCTGTTGCACCAGGGTTAGCAGTACGTCAATGCGCTGTAGTAGTGGGTCGCTGTTACCGCTACCTGGAAAGCGCATCATTACAAACGGGCTTTCGCTTGATTCGTCTGCGTCCGTCCAGCGGAAATATTTGACCGCATAACCCTGTATCAGGTCGTCAATGTAAGCGCGCAGGTCGGTCAAAATCGTGCGTGTGGTCACTCGCTATACTCCTCGCGCAGAATTTGGGGCAGCAACGGGATGGTGGCCTCGATGCCTTTTTCTAGGAACTTAGGCTCACCACCCGGTGCCCAGTACGTCCCACGATTCTTCGGCCTGGGCTGCCCAGCAAGCTTGCCAGATGCCTCATGCACAGCAGCGGCATAGCGTGCGCCGTATCCCGTTTCGCCTTTCCATCTGCCTGGTGTTTGCTCGACGCGCCGGAACTGGCTGTTAATCAGAAAAGACGTATCACGCGGCGTTAGCGCGGCTGACTGAGTGCTGACTGAAAACAGTATCTTCGTCACCGCCCTTTCACTATCACGCACGCCAATACCGCGCAACGCCTCTTGAAACCGCTGGTTAATGTCGTCAAACGTACTCACGTCATCACCTCATAATCAGGCAGACCGCCCGGTTCTAGCTCGTCAATCGGCCAAAAACGGATAGCGCGGATACGTTCAGCAGTGGCGGGCGCGGTGGCTAGGTCGGTGTGGTCGCCTAGCTGGATATACCACTCGCGCTCTGGCACCAGCGGCGAACCCAACGCAGCCTCAAAGCGAAACGTTTGATTCGGCACAAACTCAGTCCCGTTATCGTCACGCGCTACATCGCCGCCGCCCTCATAGCCAACGCGGGGGATTAGGTAAGGCGTCCCGCCGATAGGTTGCCCCCATTCATCGGTGCCACCTGCGGGCCACACGGTCGCGGGGCCGTGTGCGTATGACCAGCTCGCTATGTTTGACACAATAAAAAGCCCCATAAAAGATTATGGGGCAGTATAGCATAGGGCGGCGGGGTGTGTTATGAGTGCGCTATCTCAATCCTGCCTTGCCGAATCTCCCTTTTTATGTACTCTATCATGCTCCTAATCCTCTCTTTTGACAGCCCCAAATCATCTCCAATTGATTTAAGCGTCCTACCTTTCTCCCTTTCTTTATAAGCAAACTGCATGTTTTTGATTGTGTTTTCAGAGTGGTTAGTAAATACATTAGATGTAAAAATTAGCTTTATATCGTTGCTCACGTCACCACCTCCACCTGCTCAACCCGCTTGTAATACGCCTTGCTCCGAAACAGCAACACCAACGCTTCAATGCATAACAGCGCGGTAATCACAACCATCGCGCCGGATGCCAAGCACACAATGGTAAGTAGAATCCAGCTGCAGGCAAGCCAGGGATGGCCTAGGTAGAATCGATGCGCGCCAATGCTACCCAGGGTTAGGCATAGCAATACGGCAACTGTTTTTGACTTATGCGTTACGATGTTGTGGGTCATTGTGTTTTCTCCGGTGTCGGTAGCTCGCCGCTGGCTAGGGCGTCGTGGATGGCTTCTATTCCTGTTTTCCCGCTCAACGGCCCCATTATTAACTTTTTGGCCGCATGTACCCACTGGGCACGAGGTGATGGTAGGGGGCGAATACCACCGGCAATAGCCCACTTGTAACCGTGATCCGTTGTTGCTGGGTCGCGGTAAATAATGCCCCCGTCGTCATGTGCGACCACCTCGACAGTTAGCCAGTCGTTGTCATTTTTTCGTACCAAAATCTTTTCGCCTATAGGCGGCAACCCATCCTCCGGCCCACCCCACTCACTCGGTCCCTCGATGGCGGGCTGGTTGATGATGGGGCGGTAGGCCACTACCGGATCAGATAGTCCTCGCCAGTGGGCCCCAAATGTTTGCGGCATGCTGCCGTTAAAAAACGAACCGCTCTTGTGTTTTGTTTTGTAGGGTTGGTCATCCGGCAACGGGCACTCCCCGCCACTCCAATCAACCCACCCATCGGCGTCGGCTTGGATGTAATCCCACCCTTTACCAAGGTTTGGATTGCGGCACGGAAGTCGCATTCCACCCGAATACCGCTCTTCAACCACCCGATGTTCTTTAGTTAGCCTATTCACTGCATAAATCATGGTTGATTCTCCTCATTCCAAATAACACGAAACAGCGTCTGTTCCGCGAATGTGGATCCGACATCGCCTGTGCTGATGTCAATAAGCCGTATTTTGTCGATACCCGTGCGCTCGCTTAATGCAGGCCATGTACTGCGCTGTTTGAGCGCAATCAGCAATGCGCGGGCGCGTGATTCGTCGTGGTGGTGTTGGGCGTGGGTCATTCCTTAAAACCCCGCGTAGCAATAGCAATAGGGTTGTCTTTTGGGTAGATAACACCCTGCGGGTCAACATAAGATCCATCTTCCTGAATGCCGCCATTGCCTAAGAGCTGGTTGTATTCGTCACACTCGCTCCAGCCGCAAGGGCAGCCCCAAGGCCCGTAAATAATACCAACACCTACATCAGCTTCATCTCGATAGCATTCGTGGCCGCAGTTTTCGCAATTCATGTTCATATCTCCTGTCGTGTTTGCACCCCCAAACAATAGCCCACCCCGCAGCCTCGCAGCTAATGGTATTTTTCTATCGACTCACGCCACTCTATAGCCACCACCTATAAACGGCAACGCCCCGGTAGGTGCCGGGGCGTCTGGTACACGGGTGTCGCTTCACAGCGCCGTGCCTGTTGTAGATAGATCACCCCCTTATGTCGGCGTGGCCGTATCTGATTTTAGTGTAGCACAAAAAAAGCCCGCTATATGAGCGGGCAATCGGTCTAAGGTGTTTGGTGCCACAATGACGGAATCGAACCTCATAGCGTTAGCGCCGGATTTACAGTCCGGTGAGCGTCCCAGCGCTCGGTATTGTGGCGAAACTGGGGCAGTCTTTCCTGCCAGTCATATGCTATAACGTACATAAAGCGGGCGGTCTTTTCGGCGCATTGCCACTCCATTACTAGATTGCTGCTGTTGGCTCTAGTTGCCTCATTGGTATTCACCACACCGCCAATACTATCCCACACCGGGCAGCGGGTCAATTATCCACCGGCATAAATAGCACCCAAAAAAAAGACCGCCAGAAGGGCGGTCAATAGGAGGAGCAACACACAACAAGGAGTGGGTAGAGTATGGCAGCGTTAGGCCGTGGTGTCTAGCACCTCGTTCCCTTAACCACCATAAAACCAGTGCTCCCGCCGGGTTTAGCAGGCACTAACGCAGTCGCACAGCCGTACCTATCAACGACGTCTAGCGACCCTAGCAACTGGTCGTATAGGTCGCCCAGTGCGCTGTATTCGAACGACTGCGATGCCCCAGACGGCGCGGCCTGTGACTTCACACGACGACCCCCACCCGAAATGGCAAGTAGACCCACTAAGTAGTAATAAATGAGCGCTTGGTCGGTGGTGTCTACGCCGTTAGCATCCAGGCACGCCTGAATGCCCTGAGATTTTGCGACCACCAGCGACAGTAGTGGGGCGGGCATTGTGATGCCCAGCTCGCGTAGGTAGGCGGCGGCTTCATCAGTCGTTATCATCAGACGCTGCCTCAGTGTCTAAGCTAGGCTGTTCCGGCTCTTGTTCCTGCCTAGGCTCGCGTTTCTTGCGCGGGCGCTTGGGGGTGGCGACTTCCAGAGTCTTGCCCTTGTTGCTAGAGACAACGCGGTATTTGTTCGCCCATCCGGTAAAATCGTCCGGCACTTCAACCTGCGTACCAATGGGTAGCATTTCGCCTGTGCTGCGATAGACGCCACGACGGGTAATTTCGATTAGCATATTATTTGGCCTCGCTTAACTGTTGCTGCAATAAGTAACCTTCCATCTCCCACACTTTGCTGCGTGCGTTTTCACGAGAAATGCGCTGTCCGATCTCTTCGTCAAAGTTCGCCTTACTGACGGTTGCCGCCTCGCCTCGCACGGTGAAACCGTTGCGCAGGGTTAGCTCGCACACCATTACTTTGCCGCTAGGTAATGTGGTGAACGTTTCGCCCACAATAACCGCATCAATGGAATCAGGCGTAAGGCGAGGGGCGTTTAATCCCTTGTCTTGAATCGCCTGCTCAATAGCTTGATCTTTCATAATTGACTCCTAAGATGTTTCCCTGATTTTAGCACAAAAAAGCCCGCGCTGTGGCGGGCTGCGGCTGGTCATTTGCTAGGCGAGAAAAGAGCGAAAACATCACGCTTCTGGCGTTTTATCATTTGACCTATTCCAGACAACTTAACCTCGGTGTCAGTATGCTGCCTGCGCTGCTCGTCCGATAGCTCTGCAACCCTAGTATGCGTGAGTATTTTACTTCCCTTTTGCAATCCTTTTGCCACCTGGGCCATCGCCTGCTCGGCAGCATAACGCGCCTGTTCGCTGGGCGGGACAATCCTATAACCTTGGCCCCTAACGTTTTGCAGTGCAACTTGCCGCTCTACTAGCAAATAATCCCTCAGAGCGTCCACGCGGCTCATGGCCTGCCACTGCTTTTCCTGTACTTCATCCAAATGGCGCGGTTTTTCTAATTGCAGGGCATATGCTAGCCAGTCATGGGATAGCAAATCTCCATCTCGGTGATTAGTCCTGTCGTACTCATTGATTGCGTGCTCCAGCCATGCGTCCATTACTTCACCTCCTCAACGTCGAATCGGCCAAATTTTGGGCGGTAGTCACCAATGCCGCAGTACATTCCTGCTTCTTCCAGCATTTGCTTAACCTCAGAGCGGTTAATAAGTGCCGGGTCATACATTATAGTGAACTGGCAGGCCCACTGCTTGAAGATAGGACGATAGCGCATTAAGCGGCTGGTGGTGACTTTTACCGAACGGGCGTCATACATGCCAGCGGCCCACATTCCCTCAAGGTCACGCGGGCCTTTGTATTCAACCGCAGCCTCAGGCTCTACCACTTCGATAGCCCGCTTGAAAACCTTGCCCAGGCGACGCAGCTTGGCCGACTCATATAAAGCGCCTTCGATAACCTTGTCCGGTATGCAAGGCCCTAGATCATCTGTTCGATACATGCCGCCCGCCCATTCGCTTTTGGCGATAGCTTCATGATCTTCGTCTGTTTTTTTACGCTTACCTGTCAGCTCCTTATGCGCTTTTGTGGCAGGGTGAAGCGGATCAGCGAACTTGTCGCTGTGCATGAGTAGCGGGCGGTTGCCTGTAATTCGTACTTTGATAATTTCCATGATATGCCTTCTCTGAGTTGGTGTTGGTGCTTGCACCGGAGGGCACCCGAACCGGATGCCAACCGCTGTAAACAGCCCTTGCGTTGCCTTTCCTCGCCAGAGCAGGCCTCGCCACGCCCGGCCTCACCCTTCCACTTGGTGGCTACCCACCGCCTAACACCTGAAACAGATGCTAGACGCTTTGCAGCCCTTGCCTTGCCAAGCCCGGCTATGCCACTCCATGTCCAGCCATGCCGCGCCACGCCAAACCTCGCCTTGTGGCAGCTATCGCCACCCGGATCAACACTGTTACCAATGTATCACCGGCTGATTACAGCCCTTGCGTTGCCCGTCCGAGCCCGGCCTAGCCAAGTCACGCCTTGCCCCGCCATGCGGGCACAAAAAAGCTGCTCATTTAACCGGGTCAGAGAAGGGCTTGGGCACCCACCGGATAAAATAAGCAGCTCATTTATTCCCAATTTCTTAGCGGCTCTGACCCCGCGTTATGTGTTCAATTTAGCGCGTCTATGTTCGCGCGTCAATACCTACGCAATAAAAAACCCCAGCCTAAGCCGGGGTTTCTGTTTAGCGCCTAGCGGTTAGGAGCCAACACCATAGAAAACTGCGGATCGGCCATTTGCGTCTGCAATAATTTCAAAACCCATCGCCCCGGCGATAAGCATATTGTAGTCTGCCATGGGGTAGTCGCGCGGCATCATCTGCGTGCCAACGGGCATACCCACAACCGGGCGAATGTAGCGGCGGTTAGGAACAAACGCCGTCCACTCGTTACCAGAAAGCGCATAATCAACCTTGATTTCATTGATTCGGCGGTTAGTGGCAAGCCGCTGGAAGCGTGTACCAGACAGGTACTCATCCTGGTTGTAAGGCAGGTCTAGGTTGCGCGCAATTTCGGGCGAAACATAGAGGTTCATCGGCTCGGTAACGAGGTTATCGTCAGCCGCGCCGCCCAGCGTGGTCGCCAGGAAGCTTTCCCATTCTGCGGTAGTTGCGGTGGTTAGGTCGATGCCCGTCATATCGACAGATTGAGTATACGGCGAGTTACGAATGCCGTAGCCCTGGTAGCCATCAAACTGGATAGTAGGATCACCGTCCAGTAAGTAGTTAGCCATATCAGTGCGCATATCGTACGTGGCCTTTTCTACATCTTCGGCCCATGCGTCAAAGTCGTCGTTTTGCAGGACGTTCCACTCGCGGAAGCTGCGCCCGACGCCATTAGTGAAGATAGGAACCGGCACGCCACGGAAGTCGTAGTTGCCTTTATCCATTGGCTGTGGCTTCTGGCCACTGATAGAGCGCTGAGTCGTGTTCGCGCCATCAGAGTTGAAACGGTAGCCGTGAACGACCTTGCCGATATTCACAGTAGTAGCCAGTGGCATCAGGTCGCCCATGATGACTTGACCAGCGTTGTCGCGCATTACGCGAGCGGTCACGCTGTCTAGCTGTAACCATGGCTGCGGCTTGGTGATGGCATTGCCAACAAGCTCTTGCTCACGCTGGGCAAAGTAGCGGCGGTTGAGTGAAAGCTCCTGCCACTTTTGCGCGTGCAGCTTGCTGTTAGTGATTAACTGCTTGTCAAAATGTAGCATTACGCAATCGCTCCTGTAGCTTTGCGAACACGCAGTAAGTCTGCCTCTGCGAGTGTCACGGATTCTTCTGAATAGAACAGCACTTCTTGCCCAGTGGTGGCTGCGGCTAGCGTACCATCGCCAGCGGATGCTAGTTCAGTAAACCCCTGCACGTAAGTCCCAGCGGCTACGCGGACATTGAAGAACTGTTCATCAAGTGGGCGGGCGGCAACCACGGTATCACCAGCTGGGATAACATCGTCCGCGCCTTCCAGCTTCATGTAGTTCTCTTGGGCCACCAAGTAAGTTCCGCGCGCACCAGCGGTGCCATGTGGCTCAAATTCATCACTGGCGTTAACCGTAACGATAGAGCCGGGGGTGATGTCCACAGCCGACGGGCGCTCCATTACCTGCGGCAACAGCTCGGAGACCGGGCCTGCGTAGATTTTGCTATAACGAGCCATTAGATTGCCTCCGGTGCTTCAAATTCAAGTTTATCCGCATTGGTGCTCAACCGCCCACCATTCAGCGGATGATCCGCGCCCTTCGGTGCCTTGCAGTTGCGGGCCATGATGCGCAGCGCGTTAACGTCGAGCGCTTTGGCTTCGTCTTCGGTTGCTAGCTTAGCTTCTACCACGGTTTCAACCAGCGTGGTTTTTTCGGCTTCGGCAGCGGCTTCGGCTTCGGCGTTAATCGCGTCGAGCTTTTCTTGCAGGGGTTTGACTGCGTCAGACACGGCAGACGCGATAGCTTGCGCCTGATTCGCTTGCAGTGTTTCGGCCTGCTTATCGAGCATGGCCTGTAGCTCTTCAGTCGTCATTTGCGGTTCCTCGGTAGACGTTTGAGAGTTGGTTTGCAGGCCAGCGGCCTCTTCGGGTTTATCGCCGTTCAGCACGGCGCGTACTGCGTTTTTGATGCGTTCGACTAAGCCGCCGTTGCGCTGCCGCTTCTCGGCCCGGTCATATTCGTTGACCATCTCCCACGCCATCATGGTGAATAGGTCATCGTCCATCTCTAGCTCTGAGTTAACGACCTCGACTTGCTCGCCCGCGCTGTTGACCATCATGCCAACACCGTCAGCGGTGCCAATGGCGGGCGTTTCAGAAATCAAAATCGCATCGTGGTCGAATGCAAAGCTATTGCCTACCCACTCATAATCAGCGCCTTCGGGGGCTGGTTCGCGCTGCATTAGCAAGCCAGTGCTGGTGCTGATTGGCTTGCCTTCGTTAATCGCTGCCAGCAGCTTGCGCCCGTTCTCGCTGTTCTGGGCAAACTCAACGTCGATAACCTTATCGGCAAATACGCGGTCGCCCTCGATGCGCGGATTAGTGTTCCACGCGCCCGCCCAGAAACCATTGATAGCCTCTGGCGTGCGTGCGCTAACAAACTGGTTATTCACCACCGGATGCCCTAGCGGCGCGGGCAAGCCTTCCAACTGCTGGTAGCTCGCCTCTAGCTCAGCGCGTGGGTAGAAAATATTGTTTAACACCGTGTCGAACTTCGCCACAGCGCTAGGCACCACGATAACGTCACGGCCATTGCGCTTTTCGCGCTTGATAGCAGCGTTGTTGACGCGGTGCTTAATGTTGACGCGGATTTGGCTCATAAATTTAGCCTATCGAAACAATGCTCGCAGTATAGCACAAGGCTATCTGCGCGTGCAAAGTGGTGCAAGCGGCAATGATGAATCCAAAGGGTATGGGCAGGATAACGGCTGGATAGTAAAAACCTTACTAAGCAGCTAATCGAAAATATAATCATTCTCACTCTATAAGACATTGATTTATATATATTTTTTTATATATATCTCTTTAAGAGTCTCTTAAAGGGCTTATTTTACGCGCAGGATAGCAGAATAGCAGCTTAGTAGGGTTGGGTTGTCAATTTATCGAAAATTCGATTTCTAATTGACCCGTCTACTATTCTGCTATCCTGCTAAGAAGTTGTTTTGTATGGGTTTTTTTGACTATTCAGCGTGCTATTTAGCGTTACTCTGCGTTGCTAACATGCTGTTTCTGGTGGGATTTATCTAGTCTAGCCTCGGCTGCGCCTAGATGCAACAAAAAACCCGCCGGGGTGGCGGGTTAGGTGCACGAATGGCGTACCGCTAATCGCTTGCCAGCCATTGGGCATGGTGCATTGCATCCTGTATCTGCTCGGCCAGCGTGCTATCAACGCACTCTGGCAACTCAATATCACTACCGTCCGGCCCATACATGTTGAGCGATGCCGCGCCGCACTCAACATTAACTTCAATCACGTACCCGTCTGGCAGGCTCTCTGCCGCTTCTTCAATCGCTTGATCTACGCTAAGTTCACTCATCCCAAGCACTCCATCACGTAGAATTTATCCCAAACATACCGCCCATTAGCAGTACGCTCCAAGTCCTTCATCGGCTC